ATGATGATAGTGTTGGTCTTCAGGGTATTGAAGGCGTCCCAAGTCAGAATAAGCTTGTTCGCCTTATATCCAGTGGCCTTCATGATGACGCTATGAGCGGTCATGATATGCTCAACAGGGTCATTGTTGGACACGCCAGACGACTTAGTACTCCACTTGTAGGAGCCGAGGTCCGTGTCAGTACCCCATACGGAGGTCGTGAGGAACGTAGCGATAAGCTCCTTGAGGAGAACTCGGTTCATCCTTGACATCACGAACGCAACGGCGTCGTTGATAGGATCGAACGGGTTGTCGTACTCGGTCCACTCATCACGAGTGATGTCTTTGTGGAAGGAGTACTGCTCCACAGTGTATGACTGCTTGGTCACTGTGTAGTCATCGCCGAACGACTCGGTAGCGCCTACCCTCTTATAAAGAGAGGTAGAACCGATGCGAAGCCAGTCAGCCTTCGTGTACTTTGCGATGTAGCCAGACAGCCGCTGAGTCGAGACCATCGGGAATATGTCGAACGCTGTGAGCGGTTTGTCTACGATATACCTGTTCGCCACGTTGGCGATAAACGTCGAATTAACTTGATCGGTCCAGTTGGGCATATTCTCACCCCCTTCCTTACAGCAGTTCAATCATAACGTAGTTCGTAGAAGCGTTAGCAGATGCACTAACCGCTTCACGAGCCACTGCACGAACATAGGTACTAGCACCAGCCTTCTCGAAAGTACCATTAGCGCTGGACGACAGCTTGTCACCAACTGCCAAAGCATTGTTGGCAGGCAGGTAGACATATCCCATGCACGTGCCCTGTGTAATGATCTCAGACGCCTGATTCGCAGGAGCTCCACGACGGATAACGCCGAACGCTACCTGAGAATTATTGGCAGTCAGAGAACCATCGTATGCAATAGCATACCCCTCTTGTCCTACAAGATTGTTCGCGGACACGAATGACCTACGAACAATCCCCTGCTCATATTTGCTCGCCATATCTTACCTCCTTACTGCTCAAGCTCTGCGATCACAGTCGGATTGCGCTTTGCGTACTCGACCCAAGCGTCAGTGACGGGAATCTTCAGTTCAGCCGCAAGAGCCTCGACTGCCTTCTCCACGTCTGCAACCTTCTTCGCGTGGGTATTTTCCTTGGAGAGCTGGGCCTTCCCAAGCTCGTTGATAATGTCCTGCTGAAACTTCACGATGTCGAGCAGCTTCTCAACAGTCGCATTATCAACCTTGCCGTAGAGCGGCTTGAACTCGTCGGCCAGCTTCTGTCCAACCTTGCTTTCCACCATGTGAGTGAACTCACGAAGCTGAAGCTCGTTGAGCTTAGCTTTGTAGGCGTCAAGCTCCTTCTTCACTTCCTCAGGGATCTCAGCGACCTTCTCCTGAGTGTCCTCTTTCGCCGACTCAGTGGGAAGTATATCCTTGAAAACTTCGCGGATATCTTCCAGAGACACATTCGAGTCGAGCGTCTTCAGTTCCTCGCGCACTACCTCCGGCACGTTGTCGGATTTAGAGGCAAGGTAAGCCATAATCTTAGTAACCTTATCCATTTTTACTCCTCCTTTGACGTCGAAACTATCCTTGATCAGTAAAAACTTCTTGCCGGTCTTTGGTGCCGCTGCCAATGACACCTCAAACACTACCAACTTTTTGAGCTTAGCCATTTCTTAACACCCCTGTCTGCCTTCAGCCCGATGATAAAATCAATCGGGTCAGCGTCACAATCCCCACGTACCATTCGTTTTAGGTGCGCTAGCCGTTTCCGTCCTTGCAAGTAAAAAGTTGGGTGGCCTTGGAGGCGGAGGGGCCAAGGCCACCTCATTGCAATTAGGAGAGTCACGCACCTTCTCTTACCACATAACCTCCGAGCGAAAAACCTACGATATTGCCCTCTCTAATCATACGTTGAAGGTCGGCGTCTTTGACGCGCCAACGCTGAAGCCAAGATCCAGCCTTCACAACGTGGTCGTTGAAGGTGAAGTCAACGGGAGCGATATAACTCTCAAGGAGTTGAGCCTGCTCTTTGGAGAGCGGGAAGGAGTGGCGAAAATGCAGGGACTGATAGTTGGTGTTGTACTCGTAGCAAGCGTTCATGATAGTCTCAGCGTCCGCCTCATCACCATCTGCATCCTTCTCATTCGGGCTGTACACCACGCCAAACACTTCCTCACCCTTCACATCCAGCAACTTAAACGTAAGCTCCTTTTCCTTGTCCTTACAAGACCGCTCGTACATAGAGCGTGCCTTATTCTCCACCTCGTCGTAGCCGTACTGGGCAGCACGAGTTATAGCGGCCTTCAGCAAACCACAGTGGATGGCCCCACTCTCAGGATCACGATAAGGAAACTTCTTGTTCTCACCATCAACAAGCAGGAAGTAGCTGTCGGGATAGTTCCTACGCTTAGCCTGCGTGTTGTAGGCGTTATAGATATACTCAGGTATTGTCGTTGAGCGTATCACGTTCGGCATTATCTTGTCCTCCTTCTGGTTCGGTTTCTTCGATTCTTGGGATGTTAAGTAGTGCAAGCATCGCATCCTCTATGAACTTGGTGGGCTGGATGACGCCCTTGTCTACGAGATTAGCGACGAATGTGCCGATGTCTCGTAGGTTGTTTTGCCCCTTGACGGTGAATTCGATTGTAGGGGAGGGAGAGATGCGATTGAAGGTACAGATTGGGTCGATAACTTGCTTTTTGATAGCACCAGCTATGACCTTTATGAAAGCTTCGCAGGCGTTTACGAAGTTAGAGACATGGACAGTGACGTTAGAATTGTTGGTAGAGGCAAATGCGCCGAGAGATAGGAAATTGGCGAGGACAGCTGCGGTCATTTCGGTGTTGTAACGAGCGATGATCTCGTTAGTCGGGATGGTAGCTCGGTTCTCACCACGAATGATAGATAACGTCCAGCCAGCGGGTATGACTACGCCCATCATCTGGTCTCTACGCACGGACGTGACTAAGTTCACCGCCCAGTCCAACGTTGCGGCGACGTTTGCGTCATAGTTAGGAGAGGACGGATCGGCAGCTAAGAAGTCGAATCCTTCAGGAGCCTGCATGACTGGTAAGCCGCCGAGGTCGCGATCAATAGCTAGCGCTTCGGATGCTTCGACTGACAACTTGTAGTAGTAAGGCTTGTAGACAGTACGAAGGAGAGATATGCCGAATGGAGAGCGGCTGTCTTGAATAGGAACGACGTGAAGAGATTTTGAGTAAGGCATAGTGAAGATGCCAGTTGTAGTTTGCTGTTGGACGAGACCGTCGGAGTCGTCGATAGCCACGATTGAGGGCTGGTATCTGGGTTCGATGTCTTCTAGAACAACCATGCCATCACGAATGGCATAGATTTTTTCGCCGAGGTAGAAGCCGTAGGTAAGAGCGCTGGCGATCTCGCCGAGAATCTGAGAGAATGGAGTGCGCATGTTGTCGAGAATTTCCATAACGAATGAAGCATTCTCGCCTTTGAGGGAGTATTCGGAGCGTTGGATTGCGGTCTCGAACAGAAGCATCATCCCACCAATGATGGGGTCGTTCTTTCGCATCTTGGTATAGATGTTGAGTCCGGTGGGAGCGAGGAGCTCGGTGAGCGGTTCGACAACAGAGGAGTGGTAGCCTTTTAGAGCGTCGTCTATGCCACGAGAGAGCATGGTGGCGGTCATAGACTTTAGGGAAGCCGCTTTGTTAGCTAAGAACGTTGGTTTTTTCTTAAACATCTCGCTCTCCTGAGAAAGGTGCTTCATGCACCTTGCTAGAAAAACTTACCGTACTTTCCGTAGCGATTGGCCACTAACGTTCGTGACAGCATACTTTGCATGGTCACAGTAAGACCTTTAGATACATGGACACTCCTGCACTTTACCGCAAAATTGTCAACGATACAAGTCATCATCAAGGCATCCGCATAGTCAGGGGAGAAGCCGATCCTGCGCTTCAAATCTTTCTTCGACAAGCGTAGTTGAACCTTCCCAGATGCATAGTCAAACTCAATATTCACCAACTCTTTCTTCAAACGCTCAGGCGGTGGGACGGGAAAATGTAGTTCCTTGAACTGTTTATGCAACAGATGATAACCCTCGTCTCTGCGCCGATCATACATAGTCTCGTGCGTTGCCCGCTCACTGCCAATAAAAGCGATAACGTTAACCTTCCGATTCGCACGCAGTATGTCATAAACACCAGCTCCCAGCCCTAAGGCGTCAACTACTGCTACGACCTCACGCCCACTGTATTGTGCCGCTAAACGCTCGACCTCGTTGGCCAGAAAAGTCGTGTCGTTCAAGGGATACTCGTCCCACTTGATAATCGAGTTCCCTGAGCGATGGCAGATGATCGACATGTCCTCGCCACTACCCGCTACATCAACTGCCATCACTATCCGACCATACTGCACTTCCCTGTTCTCTCGCACTACCTTATCAAACTCCTCAGGCGTCACAACAAATGCATCAGTCTGCTGTATCGGCTGGCCCATGACCTTTGCACGATACATAGCGGAGTCTCGCCCATAGCGACTTGCTATTCTCTCCTCATACGTCGAATCGACTAGCGGCGACTCTCTCGCATCTAAATACAACACTTTCCAATTCTTTCCCTTGCCTTCAGGATCGTTGATTGTGTCGTAGTAGTACCCAGACGTAGACACTGGGTTTGAGATAAGGAGAATCATGGCATTCTTGTCAGTCATCGCACCGTCCAGTGCAGTGAACACGGGATCGGGAACGCCACTAGCCTCATCAACGATAATCAGCAGGTGAGGGGCGTGGAAGCCAGCTAGTGTGTCGTTTAGGTCTTTGTTGTCTTTTGGGACTGTGCGGGCAACGGCGAACCACTCACGGAAGCCTTTGACTACCAATCTCCCAGTGAGAGGGATCAACATGTCGTTGTATCTGTAGCGCTTCAGCCACAGATTGATTTCGCCCCACAAGATATCGGTCAATTGCTTGCCTGATGGGGCGGTTGTGACGACTTTGGCGTGCGGATGACAAGTTAAGAACCAAATAGTAAGTAGAGCGGCTACAGCGGACTTGCCGAGACCACCGCCAGCTGACACGCACAGGTTCTTGTGCTCAATGAGTGAATTAGCGATTAGGATTTGCTGGTCAGTTAGGGATGGATACTTTAAGCTAGTGAAGTCAATAGTGTCTCGTGTCCACCCAACGAAGTCTTCACCATACTTCTGTTGGAGTAGACGACTAAACGCTAATGCTTGCTTTTGAACTTTCTTATCATTCGCCATTCCCTCCATCTACAAGATCTTTGAACATGGATGCAAACGGGTCCTTTTCAGGCTTCTTCGTTACCGAGGGACGATACGTCAGAATCGCTCGACACGCTTGGATCAAGTCTCGTCGGTCGATTTCATCATCTTCGTTTATGATAGAATAGAGACGAAGGAGGGCCTGCATAGACGCTTGACAGAGAAATAAGTCTTTCGCATTTGAGTCTTCCTCTGCGACCTTCTCCCTAAACACTGTCTCAAGCTCAGGATACTCTGCGAACAGCTTGTAGAAAGCGCCTGCGGGCAGACCTTCGTCTCGTGCGATGTCATCGAGCGACGTAGGCACTAAGAAGCGCTTAGCGACATACGCCACAAACTTCTCATTGTTCTTGAACTGATCAACAAGCTCCTCAAAAGTCATCTGTAAGCCTCCAAGTTCAGCAAGTAGTCTAAGATCCTATCAGCCACTATAAACTTCCCAGTGCCTATCTGCCTCCAAAGCTCTTTCTCCATCTCCATCCTTGGCGTAACCACTCCTGCCAGCTCTGGAATATAGCAAAACACCACACACTCCTTCATAAACTCCTTGAAGATATTATTAACCCACCAACTAACATCCTTCGACAACCTAGGATCCTTCCTCCATTCCCAAGTCATCAAGGTTGGGCATACTGGTATGTCCTTCGCCACTAACACTCTCCGACACACTAGATCCATGTTCATTCTGTGAGATCGGAGCTGCCTTGAAGTCGTCCCCTCCAAGGGGCCAGTTATGTAAACTTTCCGCCGCATTGATCGTGTCCTCCTCAATCTTCCGTACGAGTTGGTCTACTATCGACTGGATCACTTGTAGCTTTGGTAAGAATCTTTCCTCGCTGATCAGATACACCTTGTCTTTGAAAACGAACTCGACCAAGGTGGATGTCGGGTGAGGAATCACTTTGATCTTCACGTCCTTCGACCACTTGCTGATGATTGAGAAGAACTGCTCAGGTACCTGAGCGGCCTTCTTCGCATATGCCAGCTGATCTGCATTCACATTAAAGTAATTCCACGCATGAACCTCCCACTGTGAATACTGGTAGGTAAGATCGAGATTGTTCAGTACGATATCACGCACAATGTCTGAGATTGTAGTCCCCTTCTCGATCGCTAGGTCATGCAACTTGCTATGTAACTCTTCTGAAACTCTAAATCCTACAATTCTTCCTCGTGACATATGACCCTCCTATATCTTTACTACGTAAGTTGTACTGCCTTCCGTCACCACCTTTGCGTACTCCGTCTCGATCAACGTTTGTACTACCATCTTGAACTCCGTTGGATCCAACTCCGTGTGCACGACAGAGTAGAGTTGTCGCAAAGGTGCCTTACCGCCTCTTGACTCCAAGATAGCCTTCAAGCGCAACACGTGCGGAGCTAACCGGTTGCCGCCAGCAATCAGGAAAGCTGTACGCAGTTTGCGCTCAGTCACATTGAATACTGCTAATGTGCGTTCAAAGTCAATGGGTAGAAGTGTCATCCGGTTATCCCCTAGCGCCATGAGCGCCGCAACCTTCAATATGTGTACCTTGTTTCGGCGCTCCAAGTAGCTCGCTATGCGGTAGTCCTCGAAGTCCGATATGTCTTGCCGTATGTACCATTCGGAATACATATCATCGAATTGTTTGTCAACCGTTAACGCTCCGAACTTGTCGGCAAGGGCCATGATATGATTGAGGCATCGTTTCCGGGCCTCGGTTTGCTCAGGGCGCAACATCGGCGATGGATACTTGCTACGTTTCCGTTCTTCGTATACGAAGATGCAACGAGCGAGGAGTCCAGTTGCGGCCATGTCAGCGGCGAGTGACGGGCCAAACCACTGAGGCACAGCCGCCGCAATGAAGTTAAAGTACGGATAGATTATCTCAAACGACCCACTATTCTTCGTCTTATACGTGTACTTCTCATCTTTCCCCCACATTGCCACGAGGAACTTGACCATCTCCGTGCCAGACGACAGCAGGACGTTTAACTCGTCGCTCATGAAGGTGACACTGCTATGAACGAAGATAGTGTCGTCGTTGACGTAGTATTCCTTTTGAGCTTCGGACATCTCGACAATGATCTTCTCTTTAAGGACTGCATCTTCGAGGACGAAGTAACCAGCTTCACGTAACAGCTTTCCGCCAAGCTCCATCGAAGTGGACTTAGCGCACACGCCGGCTGGCGCTAGCAGGATCACGTAGAGATTTGGATAGATCTTAAAGAATCCACGATCTATCCAGACACGTTTCTCTGCAGCTCCAGCAAGCACGCTCAGCCCCACCCACAGGTGGATGATTTCTGGAGTTTCATTGCCTTGTGTGAACTCTAGGTAATCCTCCAGAAATCTGCATAATTTCATCCCAGTGACGTTCATCAGTTAAGCTTCCTATATGTCTCTTCCAACTCGTCCAAGCTCTTCATCTCTATCATGCGGCCCCAACTGTAGCCGATCTCGAAGTTAAGTGGGATGACCATTGAGATGCCGTTGATTGTGACAGGCTGTTCGATGAGAGATTTGACTTTTGGTAAGACACGCTTTAACGTTTCTATGTCATCGTCCACCTCGAAGAGGATGGAATCGTGGACTTGCATGCGGAAGTCGAACTCAGGAATTTCGTTGAAACAGCGGACAAGCCCTTGGTTCAGGTACATAACAGAATCGGACTGAGGCTCAGCCGCCAAAGCGTTCCTCATTACCTCTGATACAGCACCAGTCTCAGTGACTTTGTCTCGGATAGGCCCGAAGAACTGAATGACCACACCAAAGTCTGTCCTAATCATGCGATCTTTCAAGATCGTTTGCTTCACTCGGCTATGCCACTCCTTCAGCGACGGACGAATCTCATAGTAACGCTCTCGTAGGCGCTTAGCCTCTTTCGGGGAAGTTTCCAAAATTTCGGAGAGGAGGAAGTGGCCCATCCCATAGTGTGTGCCATGTGCGACACGCTTTGCGACAGCTCGATGCGTCTCCTTATTGACCTTCTCAGGTGGGATGTTGTATAGGAGAGCAGCAACCTCAGTGTGAAGATCTTTCTCGTCGAAGTCTCTAAGCCACTGAAGATCACCACAAAGGGCGGCGACGATGCGTGCTTCTGACTGCGACAAATCACACTGCACCATTATCTTCCCAGGGTCTGCTTTGTAGATGACACGAACTTCTTTCGGCACGTTCTGCATGTTGTAGCCAGAGCCAGTGATGGAGGTGGAAGTGGCGAGTCGGCCTGTGTAAGTGCCAGTTATTTTGATGGAACAGCGCACTCGCCCGTCCATATCTGTCTGGACATTGTAGAAGTTACGCATTTTGTAACGCTCTTTTAAGGCGAGGATTGCGTAGATTATGGCTGAGTATGGGGTGGGCATAGATGCGAGACGCTTCAATTTCTTCTCGTCCGTCGTTACCTTGCCGTCACGAGTGTTGATAGGGAAGCCCCACTGCTTGTAGAGTAAGTCAGCCATCTGCTTCGGGGATCTTATGTTGATGTCACCGACAACTGCGCTTACAACCTTTTCAAGGTTGGCAATTGCTCGCTCATTTCTATCTGCGAACTTGGCACACTCATCCTTGTCCAAGATAAGTCCCATCATCTGAGCGTAAAGACAAGCTGGCAACAAGTCCATGCGATGGCGGAAAAGAGGAATGACGTTCCAGTCGGATAACTCGGTTTTTAGGGCGTGGTAGATTTCGTAGGTGAGGCAACAGTCCTTCCCGTTGTACAAGTAAAGTTTGTCCCATGAGAGACGACCTCTCTTTACCTCGTCCAATGCCTCTTTCCCTTCCATTTTCCAGTAAGGCTCGTTGGTGTAGATGGAAGCGCAGAAGCCCAAGCCTTTAGGGAGGGTGGGGTAGACTGTGTGTTGGGCGATCATAGTGTCGAAGTAGATGTTGCGATATAGAATGCAGTAATAGAAGGCTCCGTGGAAGACGTCGAAGAGAGCATTGTGGAATATTTTAGGAGTGGAGGAGGAGGCGAAAGTGCCGATGGCTCGTAGGACTTCTGGGAGTTTGAGGAGTTTATGAGAGAGGACGAAGGCTTCGTTAGGGGACGTGGCAACACCGAAAGCGATCATTGCGGGGCCTGCAGTCTCGATGTCGACAGCGACAGGTTCAGGACGCTCCGTGACAGACTGGAGCTGACATATCGCCTCATAGGGATTGTCAATGATAGTGATGTGACGTGGAGGATAGTGGATAGTCGATGTCTCGGAGTCAGCGACAGCCTTCTTCACATCTAAAATGAATATCGGTTCGTACTTACCTTCGCCACGTAAGATGGAGCCGGGGTGAATAGTTGCGTAGACTTTCAGGCCCTCGACAAGGGCACAAGGAAGGACGGTACCACGATAAGCGTAGATGCCGGACTTGCCGGTTAACAGACGGAATGCTCGATCGCCAACTGCGACGACAGTTGTCAGCCCTGCGGCTTTCCAAGCAGTAAGATCTTGGATGAGTTGCTGTTTCCCAGCTTCCAACTCCTCCTCTGACAGCGCAGTGTAGTCGTTTTTTGGCGGTTGGACGTGGACGGTGTTAGTTATGTAGACCTTTGAGCGATCTACCCCAGCAGCCCGTAATAAGTTAGTAAAGTATTGTCCTTCGTAACCGATGAAGGGTTGGCGTAGTAACATTTCTTGAGCGCCAGGTGCTTCGCCTACGAATGCGATTTTCGATGGCTGTGGTGGTATGTGGCATATCGGTTGCGTCATGGTTAACCCTCACCATTCGTGCCACGTTCGCACGGTTCGCGTTGCCCTATGGTTGTATATGGGGCCAATCGGTACAGCGCATTTTAACGCAAGTTTACAACCCACTAACGTTCAAGCTGCACTTTGTTTTTCATGCCACTTCAACGTCTCCAGCACTGCCGAATTATAGTAATTCTCGTCAATCTCACACCCGACAAAGCGGCGTCGAGTGAGGTAGCAGGCACGGAGAGTCGAGCCAGATCCACCAAAGCAATCGAGGACAAGAGCACCTGGGAGAGAGAAGATGTTTAAGATGTCAGCGACAAGCGTTTCTGGCTTTTGAGCGATGTGGATGCGTTCAGAGCGGATAGTCGGAAATGGAAATACGTTGCTGCGACCCTTTATCGTTAACTCCGCATCTGCTCCCTTCCAGCCATAGACCGCGACCTCGACAGCCGATCCAAGCCGCTTTGTAGGATCCGACACACGGCTGGGACTGTTCACCTTGACCCAGTAAAGAAGTGTGTTGGCGGGAGAGAAGCCGGCTTTTGTCAACTCGTCTTGCGTCCACCTAGCATACTGATTCGCACACCAACACACGATGAAGGTGTTAGGCTTTGCGACACGGAAGCACTCCTTCAGCACACTCGATACCAGCGGAAGGACTTCGTCTGGGCGGTCCTCGTAGGCTTCGTAAGTCGCTCCACCCGCCACATCATCTATGTCGATCGCAAAAGGCGGATCTATGTGGATGAAGTCGATTGACTCGGACTCGACAGTTGAGAGGAAGGAGAGAGCGTCTTCGTTGTAGAATGAAGAAATATAGTCGTTAATGTCCAGTCCCTCGACCTCTTTAAGCGCTTTGTTGACTCGCACTTTCCTTGCAGTGTCGATGACTTGCTTGTTGAGGAAGCGATCAATAGTTTGGAGAGCTTCGGTGAGAGTGGTACAGTGCTGGACAATCTCTTCGTTGTCAGCGATTTTAAGTAACCGCTTTATGAACGTAGGATCCGACGAGAGCAATCGCGCTGTCTCTTTAATCCCCCAGCCTCCACCGATGCCTTTGATAGCTGGTCCTACCTCATCCTGCTTCTGTTTGTGGATAGTTTTGACTAGCCTAGCCAGCTCAATAGGGTTAAAATCTTTGCGACGATGGTTTTCCTCGAACTGGACGACTAGCGGATTCGCATCGTCGAGGAAGAGACAGTGGATGCCAACTTCAAGTTCGGTAAACTGCAAATAGTCTTTGAGGGCTTTGAAGCGGCGACGGCCCGCTAGCACCTCATACTTATCTCCACACTTCTTTAACGTTATCGGATTTATCAAGCCGTTCTGCTGAATGGAGAGGGCAAGCTCACCGATATCTGGCGTCTCTTCTCTGAAGTCCGAGCTTACGAATATGTCCTCTACTTTTATCTTCATATTTACACCTCGCCACCTTAGAAAATGGTGGGTTGATTAGGGCTCAACCCACCGAAAGCCCAGAGGGAGAGGGGAGTTAACGAGACGCCGGAACGATCCGCTTGATGGCATTGCGGATAGGTTCAGTCTCGTCGTCGGGATTCTGCTTCGGCGCAAAATCCACAGTGAGAATGGCGGTGGCGCCTTTGAAATCCTCGGTGTCAAGTTCCGCGCCGCTTGCAATACCTGCGGCTTCGGCATACTGCTTAACCTTCCACCCGACGTCAAGAACGACATTATCGAACAGCTTCCGACCTGCGTACTCACCATCGTTCACGGTCCACGTGAACTTGAGCATGTCCTTGTTAGTCGAGGACTTGGTGAGCGTACACTCGGTTATCGTGGCCTCATAAGTTCCATGAGGCAACGGCTCAAACTCGCTCTTAACGTCTTCCAACTGATACCCCAAGTTAATCCTCATTGCTTTTACCCTCCTTTGGGTTAGATTTCTTTTGTACGAACCAACGGATCTCGGTGTTTGGACCAGACACAATCACCTGCTCGCACTCGTCCGGCTCACATCCATACTTTGCGATGAACGCCTCCAACACCTCCTTGCGCTGACGGTAGATGTCGTCCAGCATCAGGCGCAAAGCGAGTGAAATGTCACGGGACGAAAAGTCTGGCTTAGTTGTGTCGTCGGTTCTGTCCATACCGTTTACCTTGTTATACGCTTAGATGCAGGTTAAATTGATCACTCGTCAACAGGGGGAGTCCAAGTCGGCTCACCAAACTTTCTGCCAAATCCGACCTCAAGGTGAGGGCGCAGTTTAGCGTAAGTGGGAAACTCAATGTCTGGGATGAGACAACGAGAACCGCTAGTGGTGATCGGGTCTGGCATAGACTGGAGGATGCGCTTCACCTTCCTCGTATTTGCGGAACCTCGGATGTCGATCTTCATGTAAAGTGAGTCGGTGACGAGTGATGGAATGCGATCACGGACTGACGTGGGGATGATAAGGGTGCGACGCCAGTCCCCACTCACCTCCGCCCGATCGAACCTGTCATGGCCGATCAGGATGACCGACGCCTTACATGTCGATGACTTCACACAGTCGAGGAACATGTTAAACTCATCAACGAAGCTTCCCCAGTCTTGAATTTGAAGTGGCTTATGCTTCGTGATGTAGATGAGGTACTGGACGAGATACTCACCAGCTCGAGTGGTCGAGTCGATGATTAGCGTCTCCTCATCTGTCATCTTGCGGCTTAGCACCTCGACAAGCTTCTTAAACTTCTCCCACGCCGACAAGTTCCCAAAATTCTTTCCGCAAAGCTCGGCATACTCTGGATCATCTGTCGGGGACTGATCAATGGTAAAAACCCGAAAGTTGAAGTCCAGACCATACTTCGCCCGCAGTGCTTTGACGCTGTTCAAGTTCTTGTCGAGATTGATCAGCGTCGGCTTCGGAAACTGAGAAGCCAGGACGGTTTTGCCGCTCATCGGTGGTCCCCAGATGAGCAGGAACGGTTTGTCTAGTGCTACATCGTTTAGTGAGCTCATGACTCTCCCTCTCTTATCGTAAGTTTGTCTCCTTCAACCTCAACCGTTAAGAGCCTAGTTGTGAAATCGCAGGCCTCGCATGTTATGGAAGGCACGTTGTAGATCTTGCCGACAAAAATGTCGGCAATGTACACTTCGATATCAGAAGTTGCCTCTAGCAACATGCCATTGCATACTGGACATCGAGTTAATTTAGTGATGTCTTTCACTACCATGCCAGCTCCTTTGCGGCGTTATCCACACTGAAGTATTGTTCGATAAGGTACTCTTCGTTTGCAGGAGCTTGACACAAACAAAGAAACGGGCATGGGCGACCTACATATTGCAGGCATGCCGAGGGGTTTTTCGGGAAAATGCCAGTCTCGACATAGTGTTCGATAGTGTCCAGAAGGACTTTGGTCTCCTCTAGCCACATATTGCACTCCTCCTGCGAGGGAATGAGAAAGAATGGCTGGACTGTGAGGCTTTCGACATCGAAACAGAAGACCACAAGACCGGAGAGTTGAGAGTCATGCAATTTGACTGCGATGTAGTAGGAGATGAACTGGTCGTTCGGACGCAGTAAGATGTACTCTTTTCTTGTAGTCTTATTCTCACCGACCCACAGACGCTCCCTCCATTGCACGATACTGTCTGCACGTAGACGCCACTCATGATGGCCGATGTTAAAAGCCAGCTCTCGACCATCGAGCAGTACCGTTTCCGACTCTATAGGCTTTACACCTCGATAGTGTTTGTAGTAGTAGTTGAGTAGAGCTTTCGCCGCCGCTGGAGTCTTGCGCTTGTGGTTTGATGGCAGTTGCGTGTTGTCGATGAAGGACAGTGCATCTCGAATGTCTCCGGTCTTGTGGTAAATGTCTACCGCATCATGTACCAGCTTTCCGAAGGAAATGTCTATAGATTCGGTGCCCTCTCTGTAGAGACCTCGCACGTAAGCGTAGTACGCCTTCTTCGGACAGGTCTTGAACATAGCAACTGAAGAGCTTCGCACTATCATTTTCTCAGTCCTTTCAGGATGGCAGCATTAACCATATCCTCGACTTCCTTCAGTTTCTTCTCAGAGCGTCTCTGCGGCTTCTTGGAGATAGCCATACGCTCAAATTTCTCTATGTCGTTGGCATTGAGTTGAGCGATCAACTCCTCAAGTTCCTCTTCCGAGAGGTCCTCTATCGCCCTTCCATTCAAAAGTTGCTCGAACTTGTTCATGCCTTCCTCCGTGTGGAAAAAAGTGGGGGCGGCGAAGTAGAGGAGGTAGAGACACCGCCCCCCAAAATAGAGGTAGCCCGTTAGCCGACAGATTCGAGAAGCTTCACAATCTCCTTGTACTCCTTCTTCACTGCGTAGCGCACGACCTCTGCCTTGAGCTCCGGGTTGAGGTTGAGGTGGTCGGCCTTGAGAGTCATAAGCTCGAAAGCGTACTCGGCCTGCGACTTCTTGCTGCCCATACCAGGACGGTAGGCGGCGACTGCCTCGTTGATCTCCTCGACGGACTTACCCTGCTTGAAGCCCTCACGAGCAATTGCCTGCTTCTTGATCTTCAGAGCAGTGTTAAGCAGAGAAAGTGCACCGTTCGCTCCGTAGAGCTCGATAGCCTCTTCGATCGACTCAGGAAGGTCGATCTGGTACTTAAACCCAGTCTGATCCGTTGCCGTCTTGACGATGTCCTCTGTGATACGCATAAAATCCTCCTTAATGTTCTTTTAGTAGACTGGTCTTACCAGTTTACTTTCAAGCTGCTTTCCTCTCACTTCTTACAACCGCAAAGTCACGCACTTCGCGTACTTTGGCTTTACCGTACATGTCGAGAACCTGTGAGTGCCCGCACATTAACTCAATTGTCGCATCGTCACAAAACTCTTTGACTATAGAGTGTTGCTCCATCATGCCTATGCGTGCTTGTGAAGATACTAAGTCAATGACTGACTGACCTTTCATAGTCTGCACATCTGCCTCATCACCCAGGTGATGCACACTTGAATCGTCAGTCATAATGTCTATGTGTGCATGCTGACACATCATTCCAACGCTGGTTTTACGTATCATCGTGCCAATGCGAGAATCATCAGCCATGGCAGACACTTGTGCTGACGCAGAGACGCAGTCGATCAACGACCAACCACGCATGACACCGACACATGAACTGCCGTACATCAAACCGACTCTAGCACTAGACATGCGACCTATGTACGAGTAATCATGCATCTCTTTGACTTCGGCACCAGGCAACATGTACAGGATAGACGACCGACCAATCATCAGCCACACCTTGGCCGTCGAAAAGTAATAGTTACCATCGACTATGCCGACTTCGCCAGTGAGAGTCGGAGCGTTTTGCAAGTACCTTACCATAGCGTCCCTCGCTATGGTCTCGTCGTACCAGCTTGGTAGTATGTCCTGGTTGCACTTGAACTTCCAACGCTCAAAGTCCAAGGTTATGGAACTAGGCGGTTCTAACTCACAGCGAACTAGCGCCGGCTCTCCCCTGACTGTGCGCTCCCTGAGATCCAGAATCTCGATGATGTCTTCGTGAGAGTTCACTCCAAAGAGTGCATGGACTTTGTGTCCCTTTGTCAGTACGGCTGAGAAGAATTGACACATTCTTACGCCTCCGCCTTTTCTTTCTGAAGCTCCTCAACCCTACGCTTGTAGTAGGCAATGTCATCATTAAGCCGCTTGATCTCACGCTGGTACTTCTCGGGATTTCCATCAGGCACATAGTCAGCTTCGTAGACACCGACTTTGAACGCCTTGAGATCCGAGACTTTCATGACATCTCCCACTGCCCAAGTGCTACACCTGCGAAGTTTGACCAGCAGTCGCACAAGCTCCTTAAGTTCATCGTCCGAATCGGACATAAGAGCATAGCTACAGTAATCAATCTCCACCACTTTCATGACTCTCCCTCCTAGTGTTTATTTACTCAGCAGGGCTGAGCATTTCCTCTCCATTTTCGATTTGCCTCTGCACACACTGTTCGCATTCGTAATGATGCTCATAATAGTAATCGCTGTCAAGGCAGTTTTCGCATTCGTCCAAACAGCATGCCGCCGCCGTCAACATCCATACCGCAACAGCACACATACGGACAATGCGCCGTGCCATGCCGCGCCGTGTCCGTGTCCGTGTCGTGTCATGCATCACCATACATATACGCATTTCGATGCCCTGGTTTGTCGGCTCGATGAATTATTTTTCGTTGCATTGCCAAGCACACCATCAGTAAACAATGTACAACTTCCCACTAGCCTTCCTCTGCATAATCGCTTCGACATTCGCCACAACCTTCTTCCCGAGGACGTTCGTAGCTAACGTCTTGTTTGCCAATATCTCCTCCTTCGACGTAATGCCTAAATGGTAGAGATCTAAGGCACGCTTGCGACCAATGCCTGGTACTGAGATAATGTCGAGTAGGCTGTGGAAGATGCCATTCTTCATCATCAGTGAAAGTTGGGTGATGTAGGCTTTGTCTGTCCCGCACATGGTGAGTGCGGAGGTAATGCGGTCGAAGTCCGCGACATACTGGTTAACTGTCGCGAGCGCTGACGAAGGTAAGTCCCGACCGCTCAACCAGCCAATCAGGCAGTTGGCAAGCACTGTCTGGGCGGGAAACTCTAGCTCGACCTCTACATGCAAGTCGTGAGGGATGTAGGTGTAGGTGGCAAGTGAGGGGATAGATGCGAGTGCAACAGCGATGCCTTTTGCGTCGAGCGGCTTAGCTTTTAGGTTGCTGTGAAGCTCCTTAAGGTCGATGGGGTCAACGTACATGAAGGCTGAGGCACGAGCTATGTTTGTGGGGATGAGAAGGTTGTCACGCTCAAGCAAGATACCTTCTTGTAAAAGGAAGTCAATGCTCTCCTCGACATGAAGCTCGCTGTTCAGGTTTGCAAGAGTGCGTTGCAGGAATGCCTGGATCGCCTCCCTTTGCATGTTTTCCCTAGCGACAAAGCTGGTTATGTGGAAGTAGAGACGGTGTTCGAGCTGACTGATAATAGGTGGGAGGTTGTGGAGTTCACTCCAGAGGGAGTCAGCGTATGCGTTTGCGAAGAGATAGTAGACTTCACCAGCTTCCGACAACCCGTACCTACCTATCCTGCCTGCCATCTGCTTGATGTCCCATGAGTCGACCTGTGAGTAGCCTCGATGCCCACCAACGATTATGCCGACGTCAGCTGGTAGGTTCACGCCGTAGGCGAGGGTTGAGGTTGAGACAAGTGTTTTGAGAGTGCGTTCTCGGAAGGCTTTCTCGATAGACGTACGAGTCTCCTTTGAGAGTTTTGAGTAGTGGAAAGGAACGTTGAGGGCACGAGCGATAGTGTGGCCGTTGTTGATAGTGTGGACGAAGATGAGGGCTTGCTTGTCGTGAAGTTCGGAAAGCTTTCGCTCGATGAAGTGAAGACAGTCAGGAAGGAAGCGGTAGTCAATGTGCGGGATGTTGACGAGATGATGTTTGAGAGTGACAGGTCGCCAGTCGCTCTCTACGACGTAGGTAGGCTTGCCGTTGAGGCGAGTGAGCCAAGTGACGAGATCTTGGGTGTTCGGGAAGGTGGCGGAGAGCATGATTATGCGGGCCGATGGGTTCAGGAGAGAGAAGCGGGTGAGGCCCACCTCGAAAGCGTCACCTCGACTGGGCACACCGAGCATATGCGCTTCATCACACACTAGGACCTTTACTGCTTTCAACCAAGGTTTGTTTCCACGAGAACGACTGTCGAGAGCTTCGGTAGTCATGAGGACGAGAGGCTCGACTATTGGGATAGCGTGAGTTTCGTAGTCTGAGGTTATAGCGATGACCTTTAAGCCGAGAGAGCGCCAAGCCTCAAGTTTCTCGTTGGTGAGGGCTTTAAGTGGAGATAGATATAGCGCTCGCTCCCCTCGCTCGATGCAAGGAAAGATGAACTGTTCAGCTACGATGGTTTTGCCAGATGATGTTGGTGCCATTACCACTAGGTTGCAATCTATATCTACGTACTTTACCGTTTCCTGTTGAAGTGGATTGTAAGTTATGTTTTCGTGCATGTTAGGCCGCCTTTCTAAAAGGTCGTGGTATAGCTATGCGTAGTTTACGAAGCGCTTCCTGCTCTATCTGGTTCACACGCTGTCTCGACACGCCTAGCTTGAAAGCTAGTTCGTCCAACGTATACCGCTCATACATGATGTGCTCCTCTAGGATATACCGCTCGCGAGCTGTCAGTCTCGTAAGAGCGTTGTGAATTGCATGAGCAAGTTCACGTTTGTAGACATGATCATCTAATTCTTGAGGCCTTCCGTAGACCTCCTCGTTTAGAGGAAACTTAACAGGTACACCGTGTTCTATGATTTGCTGTCTCGAGTTATAATCCTTCTGCCTGATACCTAGGATGTAATTGAAGTAGTAGGCTCCTAGGTAAGTGCGGATGTAGTAGGAAGCGACAGGTCGAATCGACTGACTACGAGTAGGGTCGAACTTATAGACAGCTTGGACGAAACCGAGACAGGCCTGCTGGAAGGCATCATCGAAGTGTCCGTCGGCGAAGTGAGCCGCACACTTGCTGATCCAACTCTTGTGCGCCTTATACAACTCCTCCATCGCCTCACGGTCATCTGCTTGTGCTAACAATATGAGTCGGATTTCCTCTTCAATAGTCATATCCATCTCCCTAACTTAAGTGCAACTTACACCTTTCTTATCGAAGATACTCTTGCGAAGATCTCCTGCACAGCAATCAAGAGCGTGGTCATGTCTACCATGAGATAGCTTGTATGGTTTTCTTCAGCTTCGTCAACTGCATCCAGTGGCAGAACACGGTACCACGTGGGGCGGCGATATGATACTCACAGTTTGTCGACCATGCCTTAGCAAGGAATTCCCATGAGTGGTACCATTCGAAGATGAAGGCTTCTTTCTTCGACACACTGGCCTTAGCCTCCCACACCTCGCAAGTTTTTACACTAGCGTAGGTAAACTGACGTAAGTATCTCATGGCGCCTTCTAGAGTCGAAAACGCATACAAATAACCTCGCAGCGGGTAGGTCTTCTTCGTAGTGTGATAAGTGAGCTTGTTACCGCATATGTCCTCCACGTCGTCTGGCCAACAGTTGAACGAGTACCTTTTGTCGTTTATAGCCCTGCATATCTTATACACCACGCTCATAAAATTCTCCTGGTTAGTGGTATATTCAAGGGCATGACTACCTTACCGATAGTTTGCCAGCCAAGCTAACTCCCGCTCTAAGTAGCAAGCATCTATCCCACATTTTCTTATGAAGCGTTTTGCCATCAGCCACGTCCGCCTTCCCTCACTGTACGAAAGGCCTAGAAGGCGACAAGCCTCCGACAAGTAGCCGTCGCATTCAAGAAGCGCCACTAGCAGGAGGCGCACCGCACCTTCAGGTGGAAGCGGGATGACTACATTCTCGCTGTTCTTGACTATAATCGCCACGTCCTCTACATACTTGCGGGAATTCACTTCATGGTAGAATTTACGAGATAGTGATATAAGGTGGTTTCTCATGATCGTGCGGATTAAAGGGGCGATGGATGGCGACGGGCAGTCACCGAGCGCCATCCACGCCTTCACGACACATTCTTGCACCTTATCGTCATAATCATATCCCATCACGAAGATCGTTCCAGCAACTCTCCTCGCTACTGAGTAGTACAATTGCATAGTCCTCTCCTTCAATTGCTTGCAGTTGTCTCGCTCTCACTACTCATTTGCTCCCTGCGCGCCATATCGTACTGCCAATTCCAGTCAGCGACAGCTTCTGCAGCAGTGATTGCGTCTGCCCAGTAGACCACGCGCTTTGGCAGCTTCCATGCCACGAACTGACACACTCTGTCCTTCAGGCCTAATACTAACTCTTCCATCGCTCTCTCCTTTACCTATTACTCATCCACGACCAATCCTCCAACTGGATCACACGGATCAACTCGTCTATGCCCTCTTCAAAAGGCATCTGGACGCTCCTGACTCGTGAGCCCCAGAGCTTTTGAGACGCCTGCGACACAATCGCCACTTTCAACTGGAAGTCCTTGATGTTATACTCTTCAGCTACCTGAGTCACTGCATCTTCAAGACTTTTGATGAGGGCGGCGCGAGTCCTACGCACGCTTATAGCTGAAGAGACGGGCTCATCCAGGAAACCTTTGCTGTCGAGCTTCTTGCATGGCGGCTCGATCAGCGAAGGCGAGCCAAGTTGGAGTTCGCGATAGGCGAAAGCGATAGAGATGAGGTAGGAGACGAAGCTACATGAGGGCGCGAGTGACTTCTCTGGTGTGTCCGGAGCAGTTTGGACGTAGTGCATGTAGAGGTTGTAGACCTTGGTGGCTTGGTCGCGGATGTTATCCGACTTCTCGATGTTGAAGAACAAGGGACGTTCCTTCAACTTCAGCGGTACAACGATACATGGTACCTCGTAGTCGCCCGATGCCTTAAGTCGGTCGGCGGCCCCAAGCCTGTGCTGTCCATCAATCACTTCGTACTTGCCGTCCTCCGCCTCGACAACAAGCACGGGAACCACGAAGCCGATATCGACAGATATGAGGAGCTTCGAAGTAAGAGATGTGGAGAAGTCCCGCTGGTAAGGCGAGTTGACTAGACGAGACCTGGGGATAAGTTCAAATCGACATTCCTGAGACCTGATGGGTTCCGTAAAGATCATGCTACTCTCCTTTCTGCCTTATACAGGCAATTATACCTACATTTGCTAGGAACAGTATCACCATATCCGAGACAGACGCCTTCGGTAAGAAGAAGATGTCTGCCAACACGACTAACCCTGTTAAGATTGCCAAACCGAAGTCCATATCTTCTCGCATTCCTCCATCGCGAGTGGGACGAACTTGCCATCCTCGTACTTGTAGAGAGGCGGCATTTCGATGATGCCTGGTTTCACGTCGTACCTAGCGTATTCGAGGTTCGACAAGCGACAATTGTGCTTGTCCTTATCTTTGAACCACACTCGCACTACTTTTGACCGCTGGAAACTCTCTGCGACCTCCTTGTGTAGAGAGACGTTGCGACCATCCATAGACACTTGCAAGAAACCACGCTTTGCTACAATGGGTGTCAGGAAGCGCCGACGCACCTCAGAGTAGACGCGACCCTCCGTAGACACAAGATACCTTGGATGCTCAAACGATCGTACAAACAGCTCCATAGTTTCACCGCCTTTCTGTCTCCAGTTTCAGGAGTGCATAAATTGACAGCACGTCTGACACGTAAGTCGGATGAGATCCACCGACATACCTTGACAGTCCCTGACGCACACCTCCTCTCGACATGTACTCTTTGAGTATGTCGGTACCGACATGAAGGTTGTTGTCGATGTGGTACAGTTCGTATGGCGAGAGGTGCTTGACACGCTCTGCGTGTGCCTTAGGGTTGATTTGCATGAGACCGACGCAGCCTGCTGATGACTTTGCGACAGGGTTGAACGAGCTTTCTCGGTAGATGACCGCAACTATGAGCGCCGGGTCTATTCCACTTCGCTCGGATTGTCGATAGATGCTGTCGGTGTAGATGTCTCTGATGCGTGGGTCAATTGAAGGTGCGAGATACTCGATGTACCTTCCAATTCGGTAGGAAGTTTTGATCGCTCGTTGTTGCTCAGCTGTGAGCGATGCCTGCGGAGATGTTGGAGATGAGAAATAGGTGCCTAGGCCGACTAGCGTTGCGAAGCTAGCGGTTGCTATGCCCGCCTTCCATCTAAATTTCATCATTCCCCCTTCCAGTCAAACCTTCCGATTATAGCACGGATGGTTTGACTTGTCAAGTAGTTTTTAGCGGCTTAGCGCCCCGACAGGAACTGCTTCTTCGAAGCTGCCAGGTTCTTGTCCCAGTCGCTGAGTATTGCCTCAAGCGACACCAGTGCCTGGTAGATCCACGCCCGCTCGGGCTTGAGCGTTGAAGGTAAGTCCCCGATGTTATGCAGTGTGGCGACAACACCTAGCAGGCGCATCTTCGTAAAGTTTCTTTCCCGTGCCCACACCACTTCCTTCTTCAACATGCCAACTCCTCTCGTTCCATGGTTTTTCATTCACTATCTAATACGCTAAGAACGGCCCATCATTGACGAGCCGCCCTTAGCTTTTTCCAACTTCCTCTCACGCCTTACAGAGAAATTCCCATGATGTAGCCTACAATCTCACCGAGTCGAGTGATAGCGATTAGCATAGTGAAAATGTGATCACGGTCTACTGCGAATTCGCACCCGATACTCGTGAAGTAGTCGTAGAAACGCTTGGCGATGACTACTCCGTTGTCGAACTGGATGAACTTCTTCGAGCGACGGATGGAGAAGAGTTTGGGGCCGGTGAGTGGGACGAGGTTAGAGGAGTCGACAAAAGCGATGACGTTAGTGAACTTGTCGAGAGAGAACTGCCTTTTGGCCAACTTGATCTTGCGGTAGCTCGGACGAGTGTTTGTTCGCACCATGAAGATGCCATTAGTGACCCAGCCACACTTGTGACGGCCCACTATCGACGGGTCATGCTTACAGTTTAGGTTCTTTGGGTAATACTTAAGCGGGATCATCATACTTTTCTCCTTTCTTTTAGTTATCTGTTCCACTCAATCTTGTCTTTCAGCTGAATCCAGTCGCAGAGGACGGTGCCGTAAGGTGCGGAGAAAAAACGAATGACATAGGTAGATGTGAAAGTGTCGAGGTCATAGCGGAAGAAATCCCTAACCATTTTGACTGCTTCCGCGTGCCGCTCAAGTCTCCACGTGTCGAGCACTCTACTCAGCGTCTTCGAGCAGACTGAGGCGAGACACACGTAGATGTGGCTGTTCTCAAGGCAAGCTTGACGGTACCCTACCGCCGCCTCCAACGTGCGAAAGGCGAAGAGCTTTCCTACCTTTGGTTTTACTTTCTCACCAGGAATGTACTGCACCTCGAGCCCTTTCCTGCCGATTGCGTACGACAGGAACTTTCCCTTCTCTTCCCGCACCACTTTATAGACGACTTCGATCACTTCTTCCCTCCTTTCACACCTCAATCCTAGGCTCTTTGCTTAGCTCGTGAAGGTAGAAGTCGTAGGCGGCTTCGGCAGTCCACCTCGACAGCTCATACACCTTCATAAGAAGGGCGACAGTCTCCTCCCTCGACACGCCAGTTATGAGCGCACCAAGAGTGGTCGTCCTTACGAATGGATCTACTACCTTAGCTAACTGCCTAATCATCCCTCTTCTCCTTTCTTGGTTTAGTCTAGTGGACGACACAGAAATATGTCTGTACCATCCCACTCACCAGCCTCGATCCAACACCCAAGTTCCTGAGCGCACTCCTCTAAGTTGTCCCAGAAACGGATACACCTTTTTGTGATCCCGTTAGGCGACAGGATGTGGTGGAACCTGCCGCACGGGTCAAGGTCTGTGAATGATCCTAGGTAGATACATTCGTATCCCTCGACAGGCGAAAACTTCTCCTCTCGCAGAATGCGAGCCAACGTTTTTCTGATCTCACGTCTTGTCATCTTCCATCTCCTTTCTAGTTTAGTTCGGTCCGCACCTTAGTTAGGAGCGCCGAATCAAGTAAACATCGCCGCTATCCGACACTACCATTAGACATTCAAGCTCCCACGCTGCCTCATCAAGGGCGTTCCAGAACTCGAAACACTCCTTCGGCATGAGGTTCTTGTGTAACAGCAGATGATAGGTGGCGCATGGGTCCATCGACACTGCAGTCCCCATGCGCCACCTCTCCCACAAGCCTGTTTCTGTGCAGACTGCCTCACAAGGAGGCTTTGCCAAGATCTACTGTAACTTGTCCTTTACACCTGCCTTTTGCACACCTCACCTCCTTTCACGCGATTTTGACTAGGGCGCCATCGACCAGCTTGTACGGCCCTAGATACTGCCTGATGTGGTCGGGGTCGTTACTGCCTCCGGTGATGACGATAGTGATGCAATCGTTGCCATCACTATCCACATACATATGTACCTTAGCGCCAAGTTTCCACGACTGGCACCAAGTGCACAGCCCAGAGCGCTTGGACCCGGTCCTAGTGGCACCTGGTCCTCTCTTTCCTTTTACTCCACCAATAAACCTCGCCATCTCTTCCTCCTTACTTTTTCGTGCGAAATCCCATCATAATGGCAGCGTCCAGCACTGCCCTCAAGATGTTGTTACTCGCTATATTGTCCAACCCACTAATGTAGTCAGGCCCGTCATCTCCATAACGGGCCACCACCGAGTCAATAGTACAACCGTCGTGAGTGCATACGTACATGTCGTACCTGACATCCTTGTGCACCGCAGTGCCGATGAATAAACAATTCCTACAGTCGTGCTTAAATCTCTTGGTCATACCTTCCTCCATCTGTACAGCCGCTTGCGCGGCCTTATTTTGCGGCACAGAACTGTGCCTTCCGGCGCCAGCTCACTGTCCCGAGGTACACCGCCTTTTAGGAACAGTTCCCAGTTTTCCTCCAGCATGGAGAAGGGGTTGTACCAGATCAGTGGCCGGAGTCCCTCTGCCACTACCCCGTCCGCCTCCCACAGCTCGATGGGCCTACCAGAGTGACGGCCTGCCCATCCAACGAAGTGGAGGGCTGACTCTTCGTCTTTGAAGGCGTAGAGCAGCCCGACTTCGGGCATAGTCACCTGGTCCGGCTCATAAATCACTGCGGTCGGCCCAGAGGTATAGCCGTTGGCAGTGTTAAAGCTATACCTCTGTCCATTAAGGACCGATATCACCTTAAACACCTTCCGCCATTCCTCACTCACTTTCCCTACCTCCTTCCTCTTTTTTTGATGGTAATGCCATCATTCCCAGCGCCCAGCAGTTGAGCGCTGGGATGACGCCACTACGCTTTACGATACAAGTAAATGTCCCACTTCGACGCCTTGTCGACGGGCCAGTTACGCTGGCCTCTTGGACCACGACCACTACGCCGCAGGAAGTAGCGCCTGTCGATGGCCTTTTTCAGTGCCTGCCACAGCAGGCAACCCTCATATGTGTAGGGCACAGTCACGACCAGGATACCTTTCCTCATGTCTTCCTCCTTTAAGTTTGGTGCGGGATGAACCTTTCTCCCTCTGTTCATCCCGCTCTTTTCCATTGTCCCTATACCTGTGAGAATGCCTTGAGAGTGGCGCGCACCTCTTTTGCAGCTGGGTGGCGCCAACGTGCCAAGTTGCTGAGGATGTACAGGCACTGGACCCGAAGGTCCTCACCTGTCATCCCTAATGCGTACCTGCAGTACCCGACTGCATAGTTCAGGCTGGTCGAGTACGACTTCGTGTCGCTCAGGATCAGGCGGATCGCCGCCTTCACCTGATCCTCCATCGGTCTAGACATCTGCACCTCCTCTAGCTTTCTACTAGCCTTACGGCAGCCAGGATGTCGCCGCGATGCAGCTCAAGCATCGCGGCATACAAGTTGCCAGTGTGGGAACGGCTGCGATGAGTCGTCCCCACAGGTATGGATGGCGGCAGTTTAGTGATCTTGCCGCCACGCTTTAGAAACTCTTCCACTGTTTCTTTCTTGTACGTCTTCATGCCTCCTCCTCTCCTAAAAAGTTTTGTAGGCCTACAGGCACAGTAGTGCCCGGGCCTCTTCCAGCTTGCCTTCGATGGCAAGTCTGGCCACGTGCTTGAGCAGCTCCTCGCTCTCACCGGTATCTACCTGGTGATGCCCGCGAGGAAAACCACGAGCCGGCAGGCGAGTAATGTCGCCGGCAGCGATTCGCCTCGACTTTTCAGCTTCGAGGCGTGCCTTCGTCAGTGCGGAACGCTCCGTCCTGACTTTTTGGAGCGTGCTGTAAAGGCGGTTGATCCGCCCTTCCAGTTCGCGCTCCAACTGCAGCAGCTCAGCTTCCCTATCCACTTCTAACTCCCCCTTTCAGTTTTTGTCACCTTGTGGCGACTCGACTTCGCCGGCCCAGTTTTGAGTCGACCAAGTCAAGGCGCCACGTGCTAGCCTTGACTGCTCCGTTCGTTCGGTGGAGCTGACCGCCTGCGATACTGGATCTCGACGCTCGCAGGTGCGCCGTCCCCGCCACTTAGCCTCCTGGGGAAAAGGAGGGGAAATCGGCTCACCCCACTAAAGAGGTCTATTGCCGCTAGTAACCACGGACGCGTATCACCTCCTTTCCGTAAGTGGCAGATATCTCTTGGACGGCCATCCAGTTGTCATAAGAAATCTTACCTACGACAACGATGGCCGAGTAGATTGGTGCGCACCACACCTCTGTCCACTTTCCACGAGGTTTTGAGGTGCGCACCAATCTGCCTTTTTCATGGTGCCACTCTGACCATACGTCGCCACTCCACCGCCTTCTAATCGCAGTGTGAGTGACGACCAGGCCGACTTTCGCGTGTTTGATCCCACTGATCAGGATCAAACCGCGCCTGGTCTTTAGAAGGCGGCAGTCGGTGGCCGCCACTTCATCAGTGGCTGGGCGCTCAAGCTCGAACTTGAGCGCTTCCTCTAAAGAGGAATAGGAACGGAAAGCTCCCATCCACCTTATAACCACTGCCCACCCCCGGACAAAGAAAAAGGCGCAAGGGCACAGTCATTGCGTCAGATC